CACTCGGGGCAATTTCCTTGCCTCCCTCAATCACGTTTAATCTTGGAGCCGTTGGCTTATACGGCGTATTAGCCGGCTTTCTGCTGTAGCCTTTTGGTCCTACCTTACGTCGTGCCATGTCTAAGCCTTTCTAGAAGTTTAAGCTATAAATGTGCGCATATTATTAACTCAAGACGCGAGCCATGCGCATTTTCCGTTCGCGTCTTGGGGGTGGTGTCGTCTGGGTGGGTCTCGCCTTCCCTGTGTGGGGAAGGTGAGCCGTTCGTTTGCACTCGTGGGTTCTCAAACGTTCGTGCTGATGCAGTTACATCTAAAACGGGATAGTGTCGTAACATTCATCTACTCCATATTTCCCTGTTAACATATCAGCTACGCGCTGAAGATCGGGAAATCTCACTCCAAATTTCCCGTGGCTAAACCGAAGATTTGCAAGCCTATTGCTCTTCTCTCCGGTGCGGTAGTAGTGCTCAAAATCTTCGGTAGGCCAGCGATCGTTGTGACGCTGTCCTGACTCTTCGCCGTAGAAACGCGAAGCTCTAAGTCTGCCGCCTTTAGCGGCATATTTCGCGATATAGCCTCCAAGACCGCTTGTTCTAGCCAAGACGGCGTGGACATGTCCGTGATCCCACTTACTCGTGACTTTTCGCCACGACAAACTATCGCGACAGTGAAGCAAGATATGCCAATGTATTCGTTTAGTTTCGTTTTCACCATATTCCTCCGTAACCAGATACCTAACGGGTGCCTCTCCTTTACGGACCCTTTTAAGGTACTTTTTCACTTCATCATAATCCGGCTTAACCTTAGCCGGATCCCAAGTTAGCGTTACCCACCAAGTTCTCTCGTGGGTAATACTTTCGAGAATTCCCCTGTACGTCCATGCTAATTCTCGCATTCTCTTACATTTAACGCATTTTCTGCACCTAACTTCCTGAAGGATGCCCGTACCGGCTTCTGTGTCTTCATCAACAATGTGAACATGTGATGGGTTAATACAAATTAATTTCTCATTATATTTTTCTACCCTGTCGTACTCTTGCGAGTACATTTGGTAAAACTTCATTCCATATCGTTTTACGTCTACAACCATGAAAGGTTTGCTCCCAGAGCCTTCGTAAGTGGTGTCATGTATGCTATAAGATCAAGTAGGCGGATAACCGGCTTACTGCCGGTTACCGCGACGGGCTAAGATATAGCCCGTCAGTATGCTGAGAATGATAGTATTGAATGCCAGCATTCCGAGTACCATTATCCAGACGATACTTGTCATTAAACAACCTTTAATCGTCTTAATGGAGTTGCAATCTTTGACGACATGACGCCCTCAAAATTGAAATGCACAGTCGCACTACTATCCGTCGGTACAGCATCCCATGCTGCCGTTGGATACAATGCTGCTTCGTCATCCGCTGGATCATACGCATTGATGTAGGCGCTATCCACGTTCATCACGTGTGTTCGTCCATTCCACAGATAGTGGTCAATGTTTAAGTAAGTCTCAGGACTACCGTCCGTTTCGTTCTCGTATCCACCGTAATTTGCAAAATCTTCGTTGGATATCTTTTTATGTTCAGCCAATTGCCCGACATGCGGGAATTGCTGTGGTGTTTTCCAGACATAAGAGTCTGCATTAAACCCACCATTTAGGTGAACCTTAGGACGAATTGATGCACAGCCTATAACCACTCCGTGTTCTTGAAAAAAGCGTTTCTTTGACAATGTATGCGTACATTCGTGAGCATACGTTTGGACTGAAAGTCCTGTGCTATCATTTATAGTTCTTTGAGGCTTAATATATTTCCTATAGTGGCCAAGAAACTCAGGTATTTGGGCCACTGTCTCATTTGCGTTCACGCCTTGCGCTCGCAAAAACGATGTATATTTGCCGTCCAGGCTTTCGACTTTCCTTTCATAAGCCAACCTTGCGCGATGCTGTTCCAAGGTTTTAATCGAAAGCGTACCTCCAGAAACGTCAATTGTTTCATCTTCCGCCTCGTAATCCTCGTCTCCTTGAGTTTCTGCGGTTCTATCCACAATTGGAAGAACGGCTGGTGTCGCACTAACAGTATACTGGTCATGCTCCTCTCGGAAATACTGGTTCACAAGCAACGTATAAGCATTCGCTAATAAATGAGCTTGTACGGAACCTTGCGATCCAAACAGGCCGTTTCCAGCGGCGTAATCTGTTTCTGGGGGCGTCAATGTGCTATCGCCCATGACCCAAGTCGGGAAATCCTCCCATACCAAACGCCATGGTACATAATAGTACCATATATCAACTGTCGCTCCACTCATACGGTGAGCGACGGGTTTGGACATAAATTGAACCTGCGTTTTAATATTATGTTGGCTCTCACCTGCGTAAACAGTGTGATAGCTGAACGGTATTAAGCGTCCAAATTTACCGCCGTTTCCTAAAATGAAACGAGGTTTTCTGATTTGTCTTGATAAATTTGCCATGTTTTCTTTCCTGTATAGAAGTTAACGGAGGGGTAGGGGAGATCACTGTAACTACCCCTCCAAGCCTGCCTCATCGAGGGTCGACAGGTGTACCATTCTCAAAGAACCATCTCCAAATGGCTCTTCGTTCAATCTCCGGTAACTTATGAGTAGATATATGAACGACGACTTCCTGATCGCCGCATGCGCATGCCTGACTTGACTCCGCGTCTAAATGCGGCTTCAGTGGCTTTTCGTGTCGCTGACATCCTGCCAGTACTAGTACGACGAGAAGCGCTACGACGCTTGTTATTACTACGGGTCGTAGTACGTTTTTTATTAGTTGTTCTATAAGCCATTTGATATCGAATCCTCCTGCCTAGGGTTGACCTAGATGTAGAGATTCGATTTTCGCATAATATATAGTATGAATAATTATGTTAAAAACGAGTATGGGTCCCTACTACATCTAGTGTGTAGGGAAACCATAACAAAATTTTTATTTTGTGTCTAGGGGTCACAATGTTGGTCCAAACGCGAACCCTATTTCACGGTCCGTTTTCCCAAATTGTCGGAGCATTGAATCATGCCCTCTCTTAGCCTTTCGGCTGACTTTGCCTATT